GCTATGAGAATGGTAATGCCTTTGGTAGCTACTACATACAAGGTGGTGCGTATCTTAACAACCCAGATGGTGCAGATTCAGAAACAAATTTTTCTGGTAAATTTGGTGGTAATGTAGTCGCATCAAAAAATATTGATGTATATGGAGAGTTTTCTATAGTGACTGACGATATTAACAGTTATGGAAGCAAAATCGGGCTTAAGTATAAATTTTAATTAATTGACTTTGAGTTCATTGTTCTAGTCATCATTGACATAGTTAAATACAAAGGTATGACAGTTGGCAGTATTAGGAGCATAGATATAATACTTACATGACCTATCGCTTTTAGTATTGCCTGTTTTACCATGACTTTTTCCAAAATTGCAAATATATTGTCAATTATCTCATTTGTGATGGTAACTGCAATGAGTGTTTCAGCTTACGTAGCAATACGTTATATGCAGAGTCCAGAATTTGAAAGAACATTAAAAAACAAGATCATGGGAAGTCTGGAGGATAAATTACCAGATGTGATGGGAGACAAGATACCAAGTCTCACAGGGCCATCTATACAGCTACCAGAACCAAAAAAGGTGACACCACTTGGAAATTCCCAGAATTGAAATACCACAGATAAAGATAAAAGAAATATTTATTCCCAAGATAAGAACATGGGAACAATATCCAACAACTTTAGATATTATTGATAAACCCAAACTTGATTATCCTGTTGTAAGTTATCCAACATTTGAGCTTTTAGAATATAACCCAAATAAATTTATACCAACAGATCCAGTAAAACAACCAGAACAAAAGCAGCCAGATATTCCACAACCGCCAGAGTACCAGCCCGAAGTCAAAAAAGATAAAGAGTTCTTTATAAAATGTCCGTCTGAGGATAATATTCCAGTAGGAAGCTATCCAAATGACCTTAAGTTACAGGTTGTTATTTCTCATACGGTAAAAAATGGTAAATGCTATGAAGTCTACAGAGATTCAACCTTTGTTGAGAAATGGATTCCTAGCCCTCCTGTTCTTGTTAGCACTTCAATTATTGCTGTTGCAGCGGCTGGTTCACCTGTTATAGTTAATCTTCTCAAAAGCCTTGTTAAGACAGCCATTAAGCGTTTAACTAAATCTAAGGATAAGTCTAAGGCACAAACATAAGCAAAGAAATTTATAGGCACTTTGTAGGCCATTCTGAGTGGAGCAAAATCACTTGTTAAGGTCAATTTTGTGTGTGTGAGGTATTACTTGGTTCATTTTAGGTTTACTTACTATATCTTTACAAAGACCAAAGTAAGGACTGTCAGGGGCATATTCAGCACCAATAACCCTAAGTTCATGGCAGTTTTTTAATCTTGCTAATTCGTAATTTAATCTGGCTGTTGATAATTGTTGCCTCATTATCTTCTCTTGAGTCGTAGCACTATTGAGGCAAGCATTTTGAAAACGTTTATCAAGGGGTACAGATATTGTGGCTGCTATCCCAAAATTAAAAGAAGTAGAATCTTTGTTTCCACTGTAATTTTCTCTGTAGTAAAGAATTTCACCAGCATTTGTGAGATTGCCATCTGAGTCTGTTGCTTCGTTATAAACTGGTGTATGAAAAATGTAATCTTGAGGCCGCTTTACTGCAACCGAAGTGGTTGCAAATGGGCTTATTGATAGTGTAGCTCCAGAACATTTAATACCAGCACCATAGCTGTTCTCTGTCATTGGCCCCGTTAAAACCTGTGTGGCAAAATTCGATACACTGGATGATGTATTGCTTTGGGGATTGGCTATTGTACTTTGATTGGCATAACTAGGCAGACAAGAAAAAAGGGTTATCAGTTGGAAAAAATAATAGTGGTATCTGTTACGACCTCTGAGGTGACTTGCCTTGTTATATCTATCACGCTTTCTAATGATGGGCCTTTGTAAAACTCTGAAAATTGAAAAGCCTGTCCTTGATTTTGCTGAACCCAATTTGGTTTCTGATCCATATTCAAGCCTGTCCATTCGTAGGTAGTTCCATTAATTGTTTCTGTGACTGTGGCATTTGGCATGGATATTGAATCACAGTTGCCGCATGATATACCAGAACCAGTGACACTGTAGGTATAACCAGAATTGTAGCGAACTTCTCGGATATTTTCTGTGAGATTATTAGTGGTGACGCTGCGTGATGTGCTAGTCGCAGAATTAAAGTTGGGGACTACAGTTTGAGCATAAACTGGACTAATGAAAAATATAAAAGGCAGATATTTCCACATTAATCAACAGTTAAATCTGTGACAAATTGACCTGTAAGAACAACCCCTGTTCCTGTGCCACCTGTTAGCGTCATGGTGTGATTATCTAAGCTAACGGCTGCTGTACCTACTGAACCAGCACTTGTGGAAGTAAGGTCACTAAAATTACCAACTGTTCCTACTGTTGGGGCTGATCCACTTGTCTGGTCCCCTTCTAAGTAGCTAGTGCTGTATGAAAACGCCTCTCCGCTAACTGCCTGACTAGCTGAAGGAAACGATATACTGGGGATTCCTGAACTTGTTGTTCCAAATCCCCCGATGGTTGCTGCTGAGTTTGAATCTACAGTTGTGACGTTGTTGCCGCTAATACTGTAAGATGAGCCGATTTTGTCAGCCGAAGTTGCTGCGGATAGGCTTTCCAGTTTTACCGAGCTAGAAATAGAGTGAGTCAAATTAGCAAAAGCGGCTGAAGGGAGCATAAAACAGGCAATAAGTAGCAGTTTTTTCATTTAATACCCACATTATTGTTCTTATTATCCACTATAACGTCTTTTTTGTTGTTATTTCTATTACCTTTGATGGATAAACCGAGCGAAGCGGTAGAAGCTGAAAAAATACTTGCAATAAATGTCGGGTCAAAATCTACAATTTTTTTCCCGTCTGCTGGTTCATAATAACTCAAGCTTAAAAGTGTGGCCGACCAAATCAAAATACAAATTTTAACAACAGTTTCAACTTTGCTTGGTTCTTGATCTTCCATAAAAGGTAACTACCTAATGTGTGAGGAGATAGCGTTTTAAGGCTAATATAGGTAGTTAGCCAAAAATAGCAAATATTGGTATGTTTGGAAAGAAACATATTAGAAAAATGACAGCTTTATTAAAACCATTACTTTTAAATTTTGCTAGAAGTGAGAGTCTTAGGAAATTGTGTTTAGAAATCCTTCGCTACTGTGTAGATAAAACTGACAATGATATTGATAATTCTTTGGTTGATTTATTGGAAAGTAAATTATTTCCAGTTAAATGAGTAATAAGGATTTTTTTAATATAGAACTTGAAACACCTCCTCCAGAACTGGAATTATCTGTTGAAATGAGATGTAGAGAAGTTATGAATAGTAAAAACTTTGATGAAGTGAAAAAATATTGCACTCATTTAATTAGATACCAAATGAAACAAGATGTATTCTTGGCTGGTATGTTAGGACGTTTAGCAGAACTTGAAGCATTACACGTTATAAAACAAACAAGAAAAAAAACATTATGGAAAAGACTTAAGGCTGTGTTGAGCGTGTTCAGATGATCTTCCATCCTCCCAAAAAACTTTGTAATAATACTGATCAACTCCTAATTTATTTTTTCTAATCAAAGCTTCTTTTACTGTTCCAACATACTGCTTATATTTACCAGCAGAATGTCCGATAGTATGGTTTCTTTTTACAGATTGGTTGATTTTAAATTTTTGTCCTACTGGCATTTTGAGTTTTCGTAAGCTTTAATCTCTTTGGCGGTAAAATCTTTTACCTGTAATTTTGGTATTTTATTTATCTCATAATTATGTTTAACAATGGCTGTTCTAATGTGATCATTAATCCAGTTTCCATCATTTACTGTTAGGTCTGCTCTTGAATCTTTCGTTATGTATATTTTATGATCCACTCCACGAAGTTCTACATCAAGTAATAATCTTACTAAGTTTTTTCTTCTGTTTTCTTGCAAAAATTTTAATTTTTTCCCAGATTGTGTTTCTTCTCGCTTCATTTTCTAATTCATTGATTCGTTTGTTAATAGCATCATATCTGACACAATATTCTTTCATATCTAAATTATTAAACCAGAATTGATTTTGCAGTTCTGCAAGCTGGTGCTGGTAGTTTTCTATTAGTTTTTCTGTGTCCATAATTTTATAAGAAGTTTTAATTCAGCAATTCTTTTTTTTGCTGCTGCGATTTTTTCGGCTGTTGTCATAAATAAAAAGGGGTCTTACATAGCTTTTGATTATTACTGGGTTGTGTACCAGAGTACTTCTAGACTGCTCCCTCGAACTAAATAAATAGAACGACCATTGCTAATGCCCCTATAACTTAGGCAGGGATCGCCTCAAAGTCTCTACTTCTTACTGGTAATGTGAAATTATCAACATTAATCTCAATCGCTGCTCCAGAACTTCCATCCCTTCTCTCAAAGGTTTTTAACTTACCTCTACCAACAACAGTAATTTGATTGCCTTTCTTTACATAGTTAGCAATTACATCACCACGATTACCCCATACAGAACAATCAAATTGTGTCGTAGTATCTTGATCATTTGTAAGCAAAGTGAAACTGGTTACTTTTGTTCCTTTTGCAGTTTCTTTCTGTACTGGATCTGAGGCTAGATTGCCAACGGCTGTTACGTTTAACAT